CAATAAGAAACTAGTTGTCCAGTTATCAGTAGAATACCAAAATTCAAATCTATCAATTACGCCTGATGGAACTGTGCCAGTTAACAAAATGCTGGGCTGTCTATTATTATTTGCAGTAGTAACCAAAGGAGCATTAGGTGTAGCAATAACACCTTTACTTGGCAAATTAATGCTGGCAGTTGGTGTTCTTGGGCGTCTTGCTTGTCCACCAGCAGTATACAATGTTGCATCATATTCTTGAGCAACAATTTCAATTAAGATACTACCTGAATCGCTTTCAACTTCTTTGACACGAACTACTCTAAATTCTTGATTTACAAAACCATACACGCTGTTAGTTAATGTAATAACATCACCAGCCGCTACACTAATTTTACTGTAGTCAGTTGTAAATGTAACAACGCGATCCAATCTACTTTGATATAATGCAAGATATCCTAGTTCTCGTGCTTGCACTGGCTCATTGAGCATACTCAAGCGAATACTTAATTTATGGTCCGGCTCATTGGCATTACGATATTCATTGGGTAATGTAATGTAAATTGTATCTGTTTGGTCTTGTATAAGTCTACTTGGGAATGATACTTCAACAGAGTTATACATGTTATCTAAACTGGTAGCAGATATGTCTATACCACCAATAACATTGCTGTCATCAAAATGATATACAGCAGAATTATCTCTATCAATGATAGTTCCCCACTTGCCTGTAGCGATGTCATAGTTGATATAAACACCGCAACTATTGGCAAGTTCCTGCATGTTTGCAAGAACATTCTGTTGAGGATTGATGATACCATTAATTTGATAACGATCACTTAATGTTTGAGTTGTTTGAGTATCTTCATTGTAAAAACTAATGTCATCATCTGCATAATCATTCAATGCAACCAAACTAGCAGTGTCAATTTGACTTACTGGTAATGCGGCACCACTGACTGTGTTAGTCATGTAGTCATACAATGCATCTCCGGGCTTGTATAATGTATTGCTGACTTTGAATTTGAGAGTAGGAATGCCTGTGATGCCTTTGTCTCTATTGTAGTCAATACGAACCAATGCAAATGTTAGATTGGACATAGTCCAAGAACTATCCCAACCTGGGAATAGTGTATGTGCGGCACCAGGTAATGTTCCTCCACTTAGGAAACTTGAAGGTAATGTAGGATTATTACTGCCATTCTTATACAAGTAGATCTTAACTAAGTCTCTTGCACTGGTATCCACTGTTCCATCAGTGTTAGTAACATAGTCAACAGTGATACCATCACTTTTAAATGTAACCAATTGATTGTCAAAATAAACATTGTCAATGAATGTATCAACTGGACTGTTGTCACTGAGTCTATTTGTTGCAGTATGTTCGCTTAATGTCAAACATACCCATATTGTTTTATTACTATTGGTTAGTTGTGCATCAGTGATGTTACCACTGTAGTAAGCACTACCATATAGTAAAGGTATTGGGTTTGTTGTATCTGGTTGTAGTTGTAGTCTAATGCCAGAATCAACTTGTTGTTGATTTTGATTGCCAGTAGATTTGTTGATAAGTCTACTAACTCCGTATGCTACAATAATACGAACTATAGCACTGCCAATACTGCTACTGCTTATTGCCGCGATTGCCGCTGATAAAAATCCTGCCATCTGTTTATCCTTTAATCCAATGCTGTTCTACGCAATGCCATCCTCTTTTATTTAATCCAATTTGACTACCCCCTGGCTGTGTGCTTAGACTTACTTGATCAACTATTTTATTTTTGATCCATCTATCGCAGTCAGTTTCCCATTGCTTAAACAAAAGAGCACTCCATCGCGTGCCTCTATACTCAGGTTTCATCCACCAAAACAATTCTCTAATACGCTGTCTACTTGACAACCATGGATCTTGTTCTCGTTGAGCACCTATCATTCCTATAATTACACCATCTAATTCAGCAACCTTAAGATATTCATTTTTCATTAAATTAAACAAAACATGACGAGCATTGTCTAAGTCCTTGGCCTGCCATTGCGTATAATCATATACACTGGCATTGGCAAAGTCTATTAGTAAAAGTAAACATTGTTCTATATCTTGAGGCTGTGCTGTTCTAATCATACTGGCTTACCGAAGTCATAATTGGTTGTAGCGATTGTTGCTACTCTATCAAATCCATGATCGTTGCTATACAATGCTCTACGTAAATTACTGCTGGTTGTTTGTCCAACTATCTTATTTTCTAACACGCTGATAATGTTGCTACAACTAACTGTAATAGTTGTTGTTGCTTCTCCTGTAAGAGCATTAACTTCATCATTAAAATTGTAATTGGCTATGATACCAGTAAAGCGTTTGCTGGGATTACCTACAATTGATAACATCTTACCTGTTGCTGGATCAAAGAATGCTCTGCGAACAATAACTTGACTGCCCTTAATAGCATAATTCATCATAGCACTGACAAAACTTTGATCAATTGCAGTTAAACTGATTGTCACATCACTTTTGCTGGGTGTTAATTCATTATTGAATTCGCTGACACTGAGCAGTATGCCGTTTGGAACATATGTATAATAATTATTATCATCTTCCTGAATACTGATGCTGGTGTTGTAAGTGCTCATACGTAATGCGCCATAACTAGGCACGTTGATATAAACAAATGTTGCTTGTTGTAGGTTATTATAACTGGATAGATCTAAACTCATAATAAACTTTCATAAAATTCAAAATCGCCATTCCATTTAATAAGTCTATCACCATCAATACTCCAACTTGGCATCTTTGTCATTACTACACGCCAACTTACTTGTTGACCAACCTTAGCATCATAATAAGTTGCACTAGGTGTATCCAAACATACTCTATGTATTGGAGCCATGACATAAGTGTCAGTGCCTCTCAATACTTTGCTGGTAACTGTATATGGAAATACACTATTGGCACTTTGTATTAAATCACCAGGTTGGAATATAACAGTATTGGCATTCACTGAAGGCAAATTGCTGATACCAACTTGTCTTGGATTAACTGCCTTTTGAGCAGAGGTATACACAAATGTCAATGCATCTATTTGTTGACTGGTCAATCCGCCACCATAGCCAGTGATCCAACTATGTCCAGTTTTGTTTATGCTAATAGTTTGACTGCCAATCTTTGCTTCTTCCAAATCAGCGATTAACCAACGATAGTCTGTGTATTTTAATGCAGGGTTTGGTGTAACAGTGAATCTGTATATTGCACCACCACGGCTGGTTTGTCTAACTGTTTGATCTCGCGTAATAGTTTGACTTACTACTGGATTCTTATCTATACTGATGGCTGTTGCACCATCTATAATTGTTTGAAAACTCATCTTCTACCTCCTGGAATGCTATTGGCACCTTTTTGTGTTACAGCATATAGAAACTCTGGCTCTCTAGCCAACATCTGTCTAAAACTACTAGCATCTACAGCATTGATGTTATATGTCACGTTAGTAGAACCGCTGAGTTGATTATTAGGAACAATAGTGCCTGCACTGCGAGGTAAGAATAATTCTGGTCCTCGTTCGCCTACCATGTAAGGAGTATTTGCACTTACTGGACCGCCTATGGCTTTACCGCTAATGGCTGCAAAGAAATCACTGATACCGCCGCCAGAACCGCCGCCAAATAATCCAGTTAATAATTTTCTTGCTTGTATTCTAGCAAATTCAGCAATTAAGTTATTGGCAAGATCTTTGAATGACAATTTACCTGTTTGGACAAATGTAACAATAGCGTCTTCAACGCCTTTAGTGAATGTATTAAAGTATGTTCTACTTTGTTCGGCAGCATTTTGAGCACTATCTTTGTAATTGGCAAATGCTTCATCCCAACCTGTGCTCCATGTTCTACTGGCTTTGACATTTTCTAACTGTGCATTGGTAATGCCTTTGTAGCCTTCTTCAATTGCTTTTAATCCATCGGCAAGTTGTTTGGATTTCTCAGGTGTTAGTCCATCACCTCCATCTTCAAATGCGGCTGCAAATGCACGACTGGCTTCAAGACCTGCTTTACGATTTGTTTCTGTAATTTCGGCCATTTGCTTTTGTAAGTCACTCTTACCGATTTGACTACCTGCAAACTTAACATCTTGTCCTTGACCAATGATTGATAGTCTAGCACCAGTTAATGCTTCCTGCACTTTTAATTGTGCTTCCATGGCCCTAGTCATATTTTCAATGTTGGCTAATCTATCTTTTTCAATCAACATAGCACCTTGATTACGATCAATTAATCTAGATAGTGCTACTTTTTGTGATTCATATTCTTCAGTAATCTTAGCAACCGCCTGACCTTTAGACGCAGCGTAAGCGGCATAGGTCGCTTTTTCTTCATCAGTTCCCACTGCGGCTGCTCTGCGGAGTTCTGCTTCTTTTTGATCCAGGGCATATAATTGCTCCAAATATTTCATTTCGGCTTCATATAACTTTGTTTTCTTTTCTTTTTCTTCTTCAGTCTTGCCAATCAAACTTGTTTGGAAGTTTAATTGATCATATCCCAAGTCATTTTGATGCTTGTATGCAATAACAATCTTATCTAATTCTAATTTTTGTGCTCTAAATGCATCTACAACCTTTTGTTCGGCTGCGGCTGCTTCTTCTGCTTCTTTTTTACGTTGTGATGAATCTTTTTCATTTGATCCACCTTGTGCACCGAAATTAATTGTGCCGAAACTTAATGCAGTTATTAATTGTTTTGACTTTTCAATTAGCGAACTGAATCCTGAATCTATATATTCAAATGTAGCGGCTGCCGCGGCTGCTAATGGTGCAAATGCTGGAGCCAATGCTTTAAGTGCTGGAGCCAATGCAATGCCTATTTCTTCTCCTACGGCAGTTATTGCAACTAATATGCTTCTAAAGATTCCACCACCATCTTTAATTACTGTAATAAAACTAGACCAATTTCTAAGTGCATTAATTGCCAAACTACCAAACTCACCTAGGCTAACTCCTATGATAGTTATAATTTCCCATAGTGCTTTTAATACTGATGCTACTTTTCCGCCTATGTAGAATAATCCTAATACTTCAATTGCGGCCTTGGCCGCTGATACTAGTTTGTCAAATGTTTCAGGTGCAATTGATATGCTGGCAATGAATTCATTTAATGGTCTCATTGCTTTTAATAC